TCATTTCTATCTTCACGCACCTCGGACCATTTTGCAGATGTTAATTGCGCTATCTCTTCAGTTGTAGTTGATTCAACTTTGATTGAATAGCATTTACCTGAATCTAAGTAAACATCGACATTAGTGAGTTTTTGACTTGGTTCTGTTATAGGTATCCATTCAATAATTTCAACTAAGTTATTAGCACTAATAAACGATGCTGTAGGGCCACTCTTAGGAAATGAGGTATTTGGAAATAATTCAAAGATAGTACCAGTTTTAGTAATTGTCGTACCATCAACAATTGCATACTTCATAGGTTAATGTCCAAAACGTGATTTTTGAGCGTTCCAGTTGGTCGTAACCTCTGAGGAAGTCAGTGCTTTACCTCTATAAAACCTAAATATACCAAACCTTGATAAACTATTTTGAGGTTTCCATGTATCAAATAATGCCCCGTACAAAAGATGACTAAAATCGGCGTTATCTGTTCTAGTTAAAACAAGGCTGTTATTAGCGTATAACTTGGTATCATTTGTACTATTGCTATTTCTACTATAAACCAAGTGAAGCCAATCACTCCAACCTGAACCCGTTGAAGGTATCGCATCTGAAGAGGAATACTGTATTGAAGGATAAGGATTTTGAAATTGAGTTCGTATCTTTCTCCTGTGACTAGCACTGTTACTATATCCAGCACCAGTTAACCGAAGATAATAATTACACTTTGCTGCAAATCCAGTCGTTTCATCGTCTCTTTTGGTTCGTATTTCGTAAAGAAGTCTATGGTCATACCCACCTGTATAAGAATCGTCAATATAGTATCTAACCCAAGTTTCAAAAGTAAATGGACCTGTGCCTATACCGTAAAAAAGATTGTCTGAAGATGTTGCGCTAACCGTGGGAGGAGAACCCCAATAAGATGTAGATTGACTTCCAGGTATATATATAACCATTCTTTGTGAAAGCATAGTCGGCCAACCTGTAATAACACTAGGGTCAATCTCAATACATCCACCACCATCGGATGATTCATAAGAGATCGCCGTTGAACTAGAATCGTTCTGGTAAGTAAAACCTGAACCAGTCCTAGATCTGATTAATGCATCGTTATGATTATGAGCTAAGTTGTAGACTGTGTAATCTTCTGTGTCCGTACCAGTAGTTTGATTCCAAGAATCAGTATCACTAAAATCGTAATGAACAAATAAGTTAGTGGTAATAAAACTATCTCCACCACCTCCTCCAGTCGCAACAGACTTAGTTAGCAGTGTTTGATAAGTAGGGAATATAAGCACAATTTTTAAGTCGTATAATCTACAGCGGCTGAACCACGCCAAGTCGTTCCATTATCTACAGTAACTAAACTAAATAAATGAGTTTTATCTGCAGTAAGTGTGGGGGCTGATCCACCGTTCCACTTAACAGCAGCAGGCCAAGTTAATGTTCTATCTCCTGATACATCTAACTCAAGTACAAATCCATAGGCTTGTCCATTACTAGGTACATTAGAAAATGTAAATGTACTATCAGCAGAAATAGCTTTCGTAAAATAATTACTAGTTGAACAATCTATATCTAAGGCTGAAACAGCCGTTGATGTTTGTGTAACTTTCCCTGTGAAATTAGGTTTAACTGTACCTATCTCTACAATGTTAGCTGAATCATCCTTAGTGAATAAACCTCCATCTGTTGTATTGATTAACAACTCCGCTGTATTAGAAAAATCCGAGGCAGTCGGATCTGATGTCCCTCGTTTAAATCGAAGGGTTGCCATTTAGAACGTACCTAAATCAATATCACCAACGGCGAGAGTTACAAAGGCGTTACCACTATCTTTTGTCATTGACATTGAAGTATGAACACGTATGACACCATCAGATCCATCAGTCCCATAGAGATACCCACTTGTGCCTCCGCTTACAACTGCTGTCTTTTCGTCAGTGTCAGACTCAGGGACATTCAGGGCTGTTTTAAAAGCGTTAAAAGTTATCTTCTTTTCTTTTTGACCGCTTGATTCTGAACTGTCGTGAATCAAAACAAGGTCAGTGGCCCCATCAACAGAGGCGAGAGTCGTTAAATCTTCGACAGGAGGAACAATCGATAATTTACTTGTTGCATCTACCGCAACATGTAAGGTTCCTCGGTCAGTCGTGAAATGTGCTTCACCCGCTAACATTGACGAGGTTGGGAGGTTCGCTTTAGTTCCTCTCTTGAGTTGTATTCTAGCCATTAGTTAAAAGTTCCTCCGTCAAGAGTTGAAGCCCATTCGATGTCATAGTTAGTATAACTACTTTTAATTATTATATTACCCGGATCACCAAGCGTCGGTATGCCTGCCCCCGTTGCTCCGGTTGGTCCTGTTGGTCCAGTAATACTAGCTCCTTGTGGTCCTGCTGTAATTACATCAACCGTTGATGTACTACCTTGTTGTACCGTTACTGAGTTAGTTTCTTCATTAACAGTAACCGTATTGGTGGTCTCTGTAACCGTTACAGTATTAGCCGTCATGTTGTATATCCAGTTTTGGCGGTCACGGTGCCTTGTAACCAATAATTAGATATATCATCCGCAGTGGTTAACTTTAAATCGTAATAACTGGTATCAGGTAAATCCGCTGTTTGCGTATCTGTAAGTGCCATAGTTACTTTCCCATTGCTTGCGTCTGAAATAGTGGTAGTCACATCAACCCATTTCTTAGCTCTATCCACAGTCCAAAACTCACATGCCACAGTGTACCCCGTAAGATTAACTGCGCTTCCAGTGCTGTCCTTTAGCGTGACTTCTTTACTCCAATCACTTCGCTTATATATCGTAATGTTGTAAGCACCGGGATCCATTTAACTCAATACTTAACTTAGTTACCCCATTCTATTACAACTTCGGGATTGATGGTATTGAAACACCTGTTGTCTTTGGCAAACTCTTCTCAATGGACATGGGAACTACTTTAGATAGTTGGCCCATAAGCTTTTCCTTTACTTGCTCTTCAAACTGAGGTGAAGTCACGTATCTATAAAGAAGAAAAGAACCACCAGCTAAAGAAGCACTTAGTAAAAGTGCTAAACACGCGGCGGCATCAAGTATTTTGCGAACCATATTTAACTAGGTCGAAGGAACAAAAGACCCTTGAGTAGGGGTTTTACTTTCGGAGATTTTGGAAACTAAAGAGTTTTCAATTAATATCACCTGATTTGAACCGAGAATTTGCTTTACATCCGTAATAATTTCGGCTGTTGTTAATTCAGTTCTCGTTGTTAATGTTTCAGGTCTAGTTAAAGAGCAACTCCCATAGCTAGAAGCCGAGTAGTTTCCATCTGTTCTTACACAAGTCCAATGGGCCGTATGAACAAACCCATCACTTAGGTCATACTCTGTATTAGCAAGACCCCACGTAGTAGTTGCCATAATTAGAAAGGTTTACCCATAGCAGTTGTAGCAGGAGTTAAAGCGGTATCAATCGCCGCTTCTACAGCAGCTACACCATCAGTTCCTAAAGTAGTTTTAACCCATGAAATGCAGGTAGCAGCATCTAAGGACTCATAACTTTTGAAGTCAGAAGGGAGACTAGAAGGCTTTGTGAAATTTACTTCACCTGTTTGCCTTGTATCAGGTGCTTCTGTGTTATCAGAATCATTAATCGCCTTGCAACGCCAAATAATCCTATTAACGTGTCCGTCGGAAATGTCACGCTCCATCGTGTTAACTTCCCAAGTTTTTACAATTGCCATTTTTATGCAACTAAGTTAAGTGGATAATAAAAGTTTAACCTTCGTTGGAGGAATTAACAGAACATACATCAGTGATAGCCGCCTCCTTAACCATCTGCTCTAGTTCGGCGTACTGAGCACTTTTAACTGTAAAGTCAGCATGAACTTGTGCTCTTTCATTTTCAAGTTTCTTACTCTCTTCAGTAAGAGTATTAAATTTGTTGGCAAGAGCCTCGGCTTCTGCTTTACGTGCGTTTCTGCGCTCAATTAAAGATGACATAAAAAATGTTAAATAATAAAAGTTTAAATATTAGACAAGCATTGGAAATTACGGGTTACGCTCCCTCCAATGCCGCTACTTTTGCAGATAACTCTTTAACTGACTCTACTAATACACCTATTAAACCACTGTATTGAAGTGATTTAGATCCTTCTTCACCATGAACAAGTTCGGGGAATACTTTCTCTACATCTTGTGCAATAACTCCCATAGAGGAAGAATTATTTGACGTAAAATTGTATTTATAACCTGTTATTTGATTAATCTTATCGAGTACATTTGTTAATGGTTCGATATTACTTTTAAGTGCTAAGTCTGACGATTCAGTAACAGCTCCAGTCACTGTAACTCCAACATTTGTTGTATTTAACTTAGTATTACCTTGGTATTTAAGAGAGCAACCATTAGTATGATCAAATACTGCAGTATCAACGCCACTATCGCTTCTAATATAAACATTATCAACGGTATCTATATATAAATAACCAGTATCATTTTGTATATAAGAATTTTCAACAGTACCATTATGCGAGAGTTTAAGATCATTCCCTGTCCCTATTAAAAGTATCTTGTCATCATTTAACTTAAACCCATTGGCGTGAGTAAAAGCCTTCTCTGCTCCATCATAATAAAGTGACGTATGTCCATTAGCTTTGCAATTAATACTTTCGGTTGTTGGATCGGAGTTTGAACCACTAAATATTCTTAAATCTCCAGTATCATTCCATATGTAAGAGTTATCATCTGTAGAACTATGATAGACCTTCAAATCATTACTATTACCCAGATTTAACTTTGCATTATCTGGACCCTTGAATAGATTTGCTCCATCTAGTTCAAAATGTCCCGTCGCTGTTACCCCGTAGTTCTTAGTTTCTAATTTAGGTGCACCATCATAGTAGAGCTTTACTGCACTACTTGATAGTGCCATAAACCAGTCAGTCTCATCATTAGTTTTAAATGCATAAGAGTCTGCAGCTTGTACAAACCAACCAGTATTATTTTTTATTTTAGAGTCACCACTAGTATGGAAGATTTGTAGATCTTGATTATCTCCACATTGGAAGCTATTGTTATTTCCTACTCCACAATTACCTAGAACATTTAAGCCCCAACTAGTTGTTTCCACCCTCTTAGTGTTGTCATAATAGAGTTCTGCTGCCCCGTTTACAGACCCTTTGATTATTGCTTCACCTGACCCTGTTACTGATTTAACGTAGAAAGTATCTGACCAAATCTCAGTATTTGTAGAAGCAATACTTTTTAAATAATTTTTCGTTCCATCATGGTAGATGCTCAGATCATTATGTTCTCCAGCTACAAACATCTGATTATCTTCAACTTTTACACCTGTTGAAGTAGTTGAAAGTTTAGGAGAACCGTCATAATATAAATTTGTTGATCCATCGGCTACACATTTAATAGCTAAACCATCATTAGTTAATATATCGATGTCAGCAGCGGTAGAAGTTCTTATATCTAAGGCTCCGCTAGCAGCATCTATTTTATTTGTCCCATCATGTGAGATCTTTAGATCATCATTAATCTTAATATCACCTGCAAATTTCGCTTCAATAGAATCAAGAGTTAAGACAGCCGTAGGTGTTACCGAACCTGCTGAGTCTGCAGTAGTGGCAAATAACAACTGACCGGGCATCCTATTACCTGCAATCGTTCCACTTGCTTTTGCTCTAATAAATGCACCTGTACTTTGAATGTCTGTACCATCAGAACCATTAAAATAAATAGTTCCTAATTCATCTCCAGTTTGAACAATTGTAGTACCACCTAATGCAGTGCCTCTAGTCTTCCCCAGTAATAAACTTGGTCCGTTAGTACTGCTAGCATTTTCTACAATACTTAAAGACGAATCACTATTAGCAGTACCTTCTACCTGAAACGAGGGAATATTCCCTGATAAAAGAGTTCTTGCAGACGTAAGACCAACAAGCAATCTACCGGAGTCATCTACCCTAGCTAATTCACCTGTGCTGTTTCCAAACCTAAAATCATTTCTGCTTTTTATTGTCGCTGTACCAGTGGTATCTTTTAACTCAAGAGTAACCTCAGTATCACTACTCTCAAATCTTGCACATTCATTTGTAGCTCCAGAATTAATATGGAAAGCTACCGCTGGACTTGCGACTCCTACTCCTAACCTCGTAGGGACATTGACATAAGCATCACTATTAAGAGTTAATCCCTGAACACCCCCCGCTGCCAGAGAGACACTATTAGTAGCAAAGTAAACACCTGAATCAGTATCAGCTCCCGTCAAAGCTGGAGCCGAATTTGAAGCATTTGGCAAAACAAGAGGATTAGTAAGAGTTCCTCCAGCAAGAGCTAAATATGTACTATTTGATGTGGTTCTTTCCGCAGAAGTAACCGCCGCTAGACCCGCAGGAGTAACAGATCTCGTTGTCGAAGAACCCGTTGTAGTCTCTGCATTAGTCGCATATTCACTTATCCCTGCAACTGTTGTAGAAGCGGCGGGGGTTGTTATGCTGCCAGGTCCAAAAATTTGTGCAATCGTATTATCACTAAGCCGCATATAACCCGCGGGACTATTCGCATTTGCGTTAACCGCTAACTCCCCTACCGTTGGTAAGTGGGTTGTAGTAGGAACAGAGTTTTCAACGACGCTATTTTTTAGCGTGATCTTAATAGCCATAATCTCTAATGCTTATACAAGCGGTGGACACCTATATCCATAGGTAATTAAATCTTAGCTTACTTACCTAAGTTGAGGTATTAATAAGTACCCCCAGAAATTTCAGAAACATTATTCCAAGTACCTCCAGTTTGTAATTCTAAGAACTGCCCCGCGACTGCACTTGAAATAGTGACATCATTCAATCCGTCTAATCCAATAGTCGGAGCATCACCAGCATTAATATCAACCCTTTGCCATCCAACCAAACCATTGCACATACACCAATCACCAACTGTAAAACTAACTCCACTTACAACTCCTACTCCGTTACCCGCTGTAGTACATACTGCATAACACCCCGTTAACGCGGCGGTTCCGGCTGGTAATGCTACCCCCGCTGTTAGCCCTGCTGATGTTCCAAATGTCGTCAAAGTTCCAATGACACCATTTGTACCATTAAAAGTACCGACATACCTGAGATTTTCTTCTGCTAATCTTCCAAAACCTACGGCATACCAAGAGTTTCCGTTAAAAATGCGTAACTGGCCTGATGATTCTTGTAACCAATAAACTCCAGTCGGTAAATCAGTAATGTCTGGTTGCGCTTCCTGAATAAATGAGATCGCATTACTGTCGATCTTATCCATCGTAATTGCATTATCAGCAATAAAAGAACTTCCAAAAGTCCCACTGGTAACTTTGGATGCAGGTAAAGAAGGAACATCACTCGCGATCAAACTTGATCCAGACGTAACAATCCCTGCACTTGAAACCGTTACCTTTGTATATGTACCACTTGCAACTCCACTATCATTAAGGCTTAGTACCCCATTGCCATCTACAGCTAAAGGTGCTGATGTTGTGGGTACTTTTATTGCTCCTACAGTTGTAGTTCCAGCTAAAGGTAAATCTGTACCCACTAAAGCTTGTACGGCTGTAATCTGACCAAATGAGTTGTAAGTTATTCCCGATATGTTGGAGGCAGTTATTGAGTTTGCAATGGATAAAGCACCTAAAGCAGTAACAGATAAACCACCTGCAGATGGAACTGAAACTGCACCAATATTATTAACTTCCGCTTCAGGGAGATCACTTGATACAAGCGCGGCGGTAGAGGTTATTAATCCCTGGTTGTTGTAGCTAATCCCATTGCGTTCTGAGGATCCTCCACTAACAACGTTATTAATTCCTAAGTTTCCTCCAGAAACATTTAGTGATCGATCTAAGTTACTCGAACTTAATTTAATAGGTAAAATAGTATCATCAGTTATCTTAGACCCCGCTATACCACTAGCAATTTTGTCGTTTGTTACGGCTGACGTTGCTATGGCTGCAGTGTCCACGGCGTTGTCAGATAGCTCCGTACTTGTAACACTATTTGTCCCTAACTGCGTCGAAGTTATAGTTGAATTTAATAATTTTGTACCTGCAATACTCCCCGCTAATTTATCATTAGTCACCGCAGCGTTATTAATCTTAGCCGTTGTAATCGCTGAATCTTGGACAGCCGCAGTATCCACAGAATTGTCTGCTAGTTCTGAACTTCCAATCGCGTTAGATGCAATGTTACCCGCTTGTATTGTATTACTTGCGATGTGACTATTTGTAATAACTGCACTTCCAATTTCGCTTGCTCCCACTGCGTTTTCAGCTATTTGCGTAGCTGTCACAGAATCAGTTCCTAACTGTGTTGATGTTAAACTTGACGCTGTGATCTTTGCACCCGGTATATCTCCATTAGATAGATTTAATTTAGCATAACTAATCGTCGTATTTGATAATTTACTACCTTCAATACTGCCTGCTAATTGAGCATTAGTAATCGTTCCACTTAAAGACGACGTAGGATAGTTAGTTGCATCAGTTAAATCTAAAGCTGGTGTTGCATCGACACTCCCCAGAGCAAGACTTAGACCGCCTAAACTAATACTTGAGTTCTGTAATTTATTATTAGTTACTGCTGAGTCTGCAATTGTAGCCGTTACAATTTGCGATGCTGAAAGCGGATACTGTAATGCTGTTGGAGGTATTGAGTTGCTATCAGCTAAGGCTAAACCTTGCGCTACTAACTCCTTAGCTTTTACTTTCTTAGTCTGACTAGCACTCAAATCGGCTAGAGCTAATACATCATCAGCTTGGATACCACTACCAGCTAAATAATCTAACTGGCTAATTTCGAGATCTGGCATAACTCAACTTAACTTTGTAAAGGCATCATAGATCAATTCTAGTTCGTATCCTCAAGTGTAAGCTTACTTCCATCCTCTTGTAGTAGGAAGTCTCCACTTTCTTGCAGTAGGTACTCTTGTGGTGCTCCACTCTTTAATTGAAAAGGACCACTAGTTACAAAGTCCAGTTTGGTTGTTATAACTCCCTCCGTCTGAACCGAGATAGCAACATTAGAAATTAAACAATCTGCCTCATACCAAATACTATTTACGTTTGCTGATCCATCGTAATAAACAAAAAACTGCCCTTTAAAATCAGCTCCCTGCTCTATTCTTAAAATTAATTGTGCTAAATAGGCAGGAAATTCAGGTGCATTAGCATCGTAATGAGGGTCACAAATCAAATACTGATGTTGCCATAAACAATTTAAAGTGCCCTGACCGGAAATTAAACCACGATCAAATTGGGACTTAAACTCATCACCTAAGTTAGTAAGATCAATTGAATCCCTAGTTGTTGTAATCTCAAAATCTTTAATATTTGCTAAACAACGATATCGATTATTACGTGTAGTAATTCGTATCCTTTTTGCTGTAGAAGGGGCAGTTAGTACTGAGGCATCAGATTGATTACCAGCAAGAGCTAATTCAAATGTTAAAAAAAGACGAATACCTCCAACTTCATCAACATGGATATATCTCCTAACATCGGGATAACTATGACCTGAAACTAAATCAAGAGTCGATCCATCAGTAGTTTCAATATCAACCTGATCCCCAGTGATTAAAGAGCTACTCTTAAAATCTACTGAAAAACGACGCTTAGATACATTGACATCATTAGGGTCTAACTGAGTAACTAGCCCCGAACCTGTTGTATCCCGCTTTAATTCAACGAGACCGTTTGACCCGAAATAAATTGCCACTGATTAGAAAGATATTGCAGATCCAGTACCTAAAGGTGCTCCGTTACCTTCAAAACTTATATCCGCCGCTAGCACTTGCCCCACTGCGTTAGTCATCGAAAAGCTAGTGATATAAGCGAAAAGCTCAATAAAACGCCCAAATGTTGATCCGTCATCGATTGCTAGTTTTAACTTAACGTCACTTGCTTTTGCTGTCTTACCTGTTCCTGCTACTGATCCGCCCGACGGTTTAACAAATTTTTGTAAAAGAGTCGATACACCTCCTGCACCTGTGTCTGAACCTGCCTCAGAGTAATAATAGATTGAGCAACTTCCTGTAATACTTCTAATTCCTGGGATAAGGGTACGATCAGTATCCTCTAAAGAGATTGTTTCTAATACAGCTTGACTAGCAGTGAATGACCAAGATCTTACCTTTGCTACAGCAGTACTACCACCATCAACAAACAACTGTCCGTCTTGTCCTGAATAAAAATTAGCCATTCGATCACAACTTAACTTAGTTGCTTATTATTCTAGTCGCCATCGAAGCAAGCCACAAATTTACAAGAAACATTATTGATTCCCGGCTGAACACTGGTTACTTTTGGAGGTCCATCATATCTCCATTTAACTCCCCCTCCCTCTCTTATCTTATCTTTTAGCAAACTGTTCTCGATACCCTGCAGACCTCTAGTTGAGTCAAAATTTACATAATCCCAGTCACTATTAACACTCACATAATTGTTTAAAATGTCATTCGCTGCATCGTCAGTAATATTGGTGAAACCTAATACTAGCTTGGCGTTAACCGCTTTATTTCCATAACGGATAATACTTTTTGTACCATTTTGAGCTTCAAATACTGTTTGAGGATATTCACCCGCTGTAAATGATCTACTACTCGGAGCTAAACCAGAAGGGAAGTTAACAATAGCCATTAGGTAAAATCAGAAGCCGTCCAATCTAGAATAGCCAATGACCCTGTGGCCGTTAAAGGAACATGACTAGCAGCTACTTCAATTAATCCCTCCTCTCCATAACTTAGGGACTCCACCTTATAAACACGATCAGATCTATTTGTTTTCTTTACTGTAAATACACTATTAAACAAATTTGAATCTTGAGTCTTCCCTTCTATTACCTTCAATTTAGCTTCTCTTACCTCTTCCATGCCAGATCTCCAATAATAAATATCTGCGTTAGTTAAAATATCTTCCCCAATCGACTGAACTGTTCCATCAGAACTAATTGAACCGTTCTCAAATCTGGAGGTATGTGTGCTCTCTGAATAAAGTCTGAAATATTGACCAGGAGCTAAAAACATAGCCGCTTGTGGTGTTGTACTAAAAGTTATACCGTGATCAATTAATTGCCTAACCCGAAGTGCATAGCGTAAAAAGGTTTCGGCATGTCTAGACGACGTACAAAAAACCGACATATCAAAAGTTTCAATAGGATCTTCTGCACTCCCTGATAAATAACTACTCTGGCTCTGCTCAAATGCTAAACCTATATCAACAACTTTGGTTTCGGGAAAGCCATTTTCTGTTTCATGTCTATATAAAGCACGTCCTTGAAATATTTGTCTTTCTTCGGGTGTTAGAAAACTTACTTTTAGGTCTTTAATATTACCGTCAGTAAATAAAGCTCTTATTTTTAAATTGCTAGTTCCGTCAGGATCACTAAAACTAGCCTTCTTATTGATGACAAAATTATCGTCATAAGGTACAGCGGGTACTAGAGAGAATTTACCGCCTAAAATAGTAAAGTCTAGTAAACAATATCCTGACATTTGATAGATAAACTCTCTTAGATTCTGCCCCTCTGTAATAACACCATCCCAATAAAAACCATTGGCTTCACAGAACTTAGCCGCAATAGTCATGCGCTCTTTATCAACAGCAATAGTTCCAATTAACTCTCCAGCACCTAATTCTGAATCAGTTAGTAAGGTATAAGCAATCTCAGGAAATAAATTAGTTGCCTCAGTATTACTGTTAATAAGTCGGTCTACTTTGATCCCCTTCTTTAAATATGCTGAAAACTGCGAAAACGTAGTCCACTCTTTAGAACTATTCAAACGCATACCAGCGTATGCAAGATTTGGATAATCAATAGTTGACTTTTTGTTCATTTCATTGACATACACCAACTCATGTTCAGGTGAGTTTAAATGACTGGTTTGTTCTGCGTCATACTGTATGAAGTCGGAAATAGCATCATAAGGATTTAAGTTTTTGCCAATAGGCCAAGGTTCGTCTATTACCAATGCTCCTGTGTCCGTTATTACTACTATCTCAATCTCTCCGTTAGAAGTTTGATTAGGTGGAATAAATTTAACTCTATCCCCAGATTCATAACCAGATCCTCCATCCTTTATCTCCCATGCAATTGTTCTTGGTGTGTTTTCATATACCCTTACAGTTAAAGTTAAACCACTGCCTGCGCCTGTAACCGTCGTTGTCTCCCAGTCATCATAAACAGTGTTCGCATCAGAGTTTTCCCACGCATATCTCTTGATAGATGCGCTCTCTGCTCTCGATGAACTATCACCGAATGAGATACTTCCTATGCGGTACTGATACCCATTGCTCTCTACAGACCACTCTTCATTATCCGAAACTCCAACAAACCGTGAAGGCCAAGGCACAGCAGACCCTTTCTTATGAGGAAGTGAACCGGGTTGCCTTTTATTTATGCTCCCTACACTTGACCCCTTCCAATAAAACCTTGCATTAATACTTCGACCATTTTTACTAGCATTTTTTTGATAGGGATACTCCCACTTAACACCATCGATAACATCGTAGTCACTTGAATCATACTTATACCCTCTTGCCTCTTCGAGTAACCAACCCTTTGAAACAGGTATTCCATTACCATTATCCGTTTTACTCAGCCCTAAAACCTTAGTATCATAACTATCTGTCTTAGGTATCTCTCCTAAATACCACTCGGAATTACTCGCTCTATTCCCCGTTAAAACGTATAAATCCCCAGAGTAATAAACGTCAAAAAGATTGGCATTATTATCAACCTTACTTAACGAGTTTTTTTGAAATAATCTAATAGAAGTGATCCCATTATCTCTTAGTTCCCTCTGTATTAAATTACCGGGATAAGGGACAAATCTAAATTCATATTGATAGGCATCTGAATGATTAATGCGAATAAAATTATATTGGGGTTGAGGTATGTTTCCTTTGACAGCAAATGGAATACCCCCGTCTATATATTCCCAATCTTTAATTGGATGTATGCCTGATATTCGTCCTTGTAATCTGAAAAAGCTATAACGATTAATATATTTAGACATCTGGCCTAACGAAATACTTCCGTTATTTTTCTCGTATCTCGTTATAGTTTTAGAATCGGGATGAGAATTAACATTAGCAAAACCTGTTATCTGTCTCCATACCGTTGATTTAATTCCTATCTCAGTTACTTGGCACTTTGTATTATTAGAAATAGTCCCTAACGCTACTCTTTGTATTACTGCTAACTCGTAAGGATGGTAGGCTTTTTCGATAACATCAGGTCCAATTGCATTTACAAATCCGGTGTCAGTAATATCAAACTTTGCTTCAACCTTAGTATCTGTATCAGGTGCCCAAACCCCGCGAGAATCTGTGTAACCAACGTATCTGCAAACTGCTAAAGATGATCCAATTAAATAAGAATCACCAATAGCTAAATTATTATCAGTCGTAATGCGATCCGAATCTATAGAAGACTTAACATCTTCCATTCCGTATGGTCTAAATTCATCATCGTAATTCTCCTGTTCCGCTGGATTTAGATCACTAACCTCATACTGAACTTGATAATCTTTAAATACTTGAATTAAATTTCCCGACGCATCTGTAATAGGAGTTCTATCTTCTGATGTTCCAGAGGTTGCACTATACGCATAAGTTACTCCCGAATATCTAGGAAAAGATGTCTCTATTTTTTGTCTCTTTCTATTAACGTCCTGTTTAAGAGTCTTTGAATAATCCTCAGATTTTAAAACTAACTCATAAGGAACTCTAAACCGCATACCATTTGCCATAGGAGCAAACGCGCCAAACTGCGTTTGACTACCGGGTGTTCGTGTACCGCTTACAACATTTGATGCATTTGCTGTATATCGATCCCACCAAACAGAAAAAACATCTTCAGAATTATCTACTTCATTTTCTAATAGTCCTTCGCTATATCTATCACTATTTAAAATTCTTCCTCCCGATAACCTCTTGTATAAAGCTAATTTTGCATTTGTATAATTAGCTAGAGTTGTGTCTCCAATGGCATAACCCGCAAAATCAGGTTCGCTATCTAGTTCCCCTTTAGATAATAAAAATAAACCATTTAATTGTTGTCCAGACCAATGACTTTTCATCTGGGACCAAATTAATTTGGTGTTAATTCGTATCCCTCCGTGACCACTTTCTCGTCTAGTAAAAACTAAGGGAATAATATCTCCTAACTTGGCTAATTCCTGTACTGAATTAAATCCTGTCTGTGGAGCGAATCTTTGATTACCCGTTTTACCTCCCGTTGTAAGATTAGGTGGAGCTTTCGGTTCGCGTGGTTTAGGTGCTAAGTGATCTGCAACTACATTAATAACAACCCCAACAATAATTTGAAGAGCTAACTTCGCTGCAAAACTTGTAGGCTCATTTTTTATATCTGGTATGTACTCATATTCCCTAACTCGCTTACCTATTTTTGACTCAGTTAAGTCAAGAAAATAAAAATACTCGCTCTCAGTTAATCCGAGGGTATTACAAAGTTCCGCTTCTGCGGGTAATAAAATTCTTCGACCTGCAATACGTCGGTGGGACTCCAACGTGCCTCCAACTCTCCGCAATTTAGCCATCCGTCCTCCCAATAAATACAAAGTCCATAACCTTGTTTCGCTCTACAGAGTCCAACTGTGCATAGTCTAAGGGTCTTCGTCTTATTTCCCCAAAGTTGAAGTTGCTCCTTAAAAATTGAATAGTCCTTCTTTCTTAATCGTCGATACCATTCTCTCGTAGGCTGTGGTGACTTTATTCCGTACCCACTTAAAACCGACCTAGTTAACGATAAACAATCAACCGCTTGATGCTTTTCCGGTGTGGCTCCCAAACGATAGGGCATACCAATAATTTCCGCTGGATTCATATATTCTGAATCTGTGCGCTAGTAGGCAATGCTCCAACCATACTTGTAGTCAACACAGAGGTAGGTGCATTACTTCCTACTGCATCAATAGCAGAAGACAACATAACCTCAACTGTTTCAAAATCATATGACATTGACGCTGCTAACCATGAATCATTAGTCAATGTTCTTTCAACTTCTAGTGTTGTCGGATTAACAATGCAAACACTTACCTCAACATGCCATTTTTCTTTTACTGCCTGTCTTGCTTTATTCATCGCAAGAACATTATTAGCAAATATTAATCCAGCTTCTAAATTATCTCCCGTCCTATTTTTAGCGGCACCTTGATATAAAAAAGGGAGATAATAAAACTTCTCCGCTGTCGTGGCTTCTACGGACTGGTAAGTAATAAAATTTTTAGTGTTTTTTATATAGTTAATAGTATCAATGTTTCTTGATTCATTAGTTAATGTAGTCGAAGTATCATCACGCTTACCGTTCTGATATAGATCCTTTAAATCTCCTTGAGAATCCGTTAATCGGATAAACGTTACTAGTGTCGTAATACTCATAAACCAATCCGAGAACGTTGACTACGAGAGTTTTTTAGTTGACTAAGAACTTTACTTTGACCCGCTTCCGCACCCCTCTTAGCTGCTGAGTTAATGATTTCAGGTACAGCAGATTTAGGTACATACTCTTGCTCATTAAATACAAGTGATGGTCCTGTGTAATTAACAACTAACTCAGTCGAACCTCCGGCTTGCTGACTGCCTACACCTCCATCACTACCATGTATAACTGCTTTACCTCTATTCCCTTGAGACCAACGATTCATTGCTCCCGCCATCTGAGACTCCTTAATGACATACTCGCCTTCACCGCCTTCTCCTATCAAACCCTTGGTTGGTCTATCTACATATCCCCCAGAAGATAGAGCAACGGGGTACGCAGGTGTCTCTAACATCCAGTCTTGTAAACCTGTGCTCCCGCTAATACCACCACTAACTCCATTACTAATTCCTCCACCTATTGCACTAGCAAGTGTCTTAAATAACCAATTTGAGGTCTGTTGTGCCATCATGTCGGCGGCTGTCTGTAAGAAGTGATCAGCAATACGATCTAACATGCTCGCAACAGCATCACCAATACTCTTCGTACCCTTAACAACTTCCCTTACTGCCTCTCCAAATGCTGTTCCAATCGCATCTGACGCAGCTTGTACTTGATTTAGCGGGTTGACTAGATCTTTTAATTTCTGATCTTGTTCTTCGATCATGTCATTGATCTTTCCTCTGGTAACTACTTCGCTCTCTAACTTCTCGTTTAACTCGTCTCTTTTCCTTAACTCTTCCTTTATTACATCTATCTTATCTAATCCGTGTGTGTCAGCCATTAAGGCTATCTCTCTATTTAACTCAGCTTGTTTAGTACCTAGATTTAATTTGTCTTCTAAAAATCTTCTTTCTATTTCATTATTACGCTTAAATTTTTCAAAGTTAGCTAGTCGTCTCTGTTCCTCTTTACTTAGACCTTCTCCTTGTTTCTTCCCTTTTGTTCCCGATACTTTTACTTCCTTTAAATTTTTTATCCGTTTCTCTAACGCTGTTACAAAATTTTTAGTGCCTTCAAATCCTGCTGTACCCTCTAGCCCCCTCTTTAATCCCAAACTCTTTAGCTTCGTATTCAAATCCTCTTGAATGCTTAAAAATTCCTTCCAAAAAGATAACTCTCCTTTTAACTTGTTGATTTGATTATCAAGTCCGATACCAATAATCTTTTTAACATGCTTAACCATTGTAGTCGAAGCCTCTACTACCGTACTCGCTAAATTTTGAAAAAGTGCACCAATACCTTCAAATATTGGACCAAGAGCAAGTGAGAGCTTAGATAGTTCAAACTTTAATCTTTCACCCGAATTCATTTGACTTTTTAATATATTAGCGGCTGATTCTCCATACTTCTTCTCTAAATGTACGCCTAAATCAACTATATTTTGTACCGTTACTTTTCCATCATCAAACATCTTATCTAACTCCTTAGTTGTCTTACCCATAGACACTGCTAATTCGGGAATTACCACGCTAAGTCTCTCCCCGATTTGCCCACGAATTTCCTCTGCAGCAGCCTTGCCCTTTCCCATGACCTGTCCAAGGGCAAGCATAACTCCGTTGAAATTCTTGGTGTCTCCCTCCGTCGCAACTAAAGCTGCACTAAAGCCTTTCATCATATTTTTTACATCATTTACCTCGAAGCCACTAGCTGATGCTGCAGCCTGTAATCGTGTAAAAGCTTTTGTTACTTTAGCTTGAGGAATTAAGAGACTATTTGATATCTCATTTACCGAATCTAAAGCATTTTTATAATCTTCATTACTAGAAACTACAGCCGTTAAGGCTAACTGCATTTTCTTCATTTCTGATGAAGCTATGGTTGCTTCTTTAATAAAATTACCTAACGCTAATCCTCCCATTAACACACCAGCCCCGGCTGCACCTAAAGCACCTCCAGCTAACATTGCTCCTCCTGATTTACCTATAGCCCCTGCACCTGCTCCAATGGCAAAGGGAGCCATACCCGGAACCATCGCTGATGCACCTAACGCCCCTTTACCAAAAGCTGCTTTGGCTCCACCGATTCCTAAACTTCTCATTCCTCCAATTAATCCTTGTGGCCCTGTGTTTATAGGTTTATTTAACTCATGTCTCAATTCTCTTACCTTATCAAAACTCTCTTTCATTCTCTGAGTTGACTCTTCAAGTTGATCCGTAAGTTTTTTAGCGGGTTTTATCCCCTGCACTATGGCTTCATTTATTTCCTCTTGATGTCTATAAGATTGTGCTAAAGCTTCAAATCCTTTTCTTTTGTGCTTATTTATATCTCTGTGTAATTCCCTCTCTCTATCGGTCATTAAAGCTCTATTAATAGTGTTCTCTGTTTCTTCTTTAGTCAAACGCAAAACATCCTTCTTATTTTGTAGGCTTTGCTCTTCCCTCCTTAAATTACCTTCGGCTCTCTCTTTAAGTATTTTTTCTTCTCCTACTCGATCAACTACCGCTTTATTCTGTTTCTGCAATAATTCAGCAACTTCACTATTAGTCCTTATATATGCCTTTGCAAATATCTCGAAGTTCTTAGCCGCTTGTTTTCCGAATATGGCATTCTTTGAAAATTTATGAAAATTACTCTTTAAATATGACTTCTCTAACTCATCTAGAGTCCTTGTCGTCTTTTCTTGGTGCTTATTAAAATTTTTTACCGCCTTAGAGTGTTTAGTCCACGCTCGCTCTGCTGTCTCCCCATAACTTTTTACGACATGCTCTTGCATCTTTACCTCCTCTCCTATGTTCTTTATATGTTTCTTAAAAACTTCATCACCTTCTTTAAAAAGATCGATCCTGCTATCTGTAGTAGGTCTATTTCTCCCTTGATTCATAGCAGCCGCCATCATTGGTATAGCTGCGCCGGACATACCACCCCCGCCACTTCGACTTTCTCTAGTACGTGCGTCGAGGTTAACTGTCCTACTCAAACTCTTAATCTTTGTCTCTAATTGGTTTATTGCGCTTATTGCTCCTCTTGTATCAACCTTAATTACATTTGATTTTCCTAAACTCTTTATCGTTTTATCTAACTGAACCGAAACGTCAAATAACTTTTTAAACTGCTTTTCTAGACGTGTTAATTCTCCTTTATTCTTTATCTTTACTTCAATATCAGCAGCGTATACAGCCAATGTCTTAACTTAACTCAGTTATTTTATAGTTTAGCGTCGTCTTGCCTTTTTCATAGCATCTTCCTGCTCTTGGTTGATGATTGAAAAATATGCAGACCACCCTAACAACTCATTTAAAGTAATATTTTGATAAAGCTGTTGGACTGTCATTCCTAATTCCTTCGCTACTCCAAAGGAAAGCATCATAAAATTATCCTTCCGTAGCTGCTTTTCTAGTTCTTTTCATGTCGGTGGGGGCTGCCACCTCCTCCTCCTCTGGCTCTTGCATAACAGCTAACATCAATGCTTGCACATCCTGTTCCTTACACATATGCTTCAACTCTGGAATATGGGCAAGATTAAAACACCTCTCTCCTTTCTCATCGCAAGCTTTACCAACTAAAAGTTGAAGAGCGATTTCAGTCGTATCATCGTTCTTTGCATCTTTTTGAGCTTTTTGTCTTTCTGCCATAGTTAATGGAGCACAATAAAACTCAATAACTTGACCATTAGTTAAAACAACAGTTCTCTTTGTAGGTTTTAATGATGCTGCCTTTTTTAATTGCTCTATTAGGCTTAAAGCCATATTAAATTATTTAACTTATATAAGTATAAACATAAAAAAGCCTCCTGAAAAATTAGGAGGCTTTAACTAAATTTATCTAACTTAGATTAATTGCCCAAAAGATGCGTCGGTTGCCCACTAAGACTGAAGGTTAGTGAACCGACTATTACATCTTCAGGAGATACATTCAAACTAAATCCCATAATTGAGATTGGTGCTTGGATGTAAAGACTATCACTAAGCGATGGAGACGCTGTAGTACCAACAGTATTGATAAATAGTCGGACTTCGGCTCCATCTTGGTTCTTTCTCATGCTGTTACCGAGTAGTCGGTTAGCAAGATTTGTTTGATCATCTGTAAACTGGACTTCCATTGTGCCAGAACCAGATGCAAAACCCGCTTGCATTGTCCTAAAGGAAGCAAGAGAACCTGTGGTGTTAACTGTGCATGGTAAAACAGTAGTGTCTATCTCTTCTCTACTTAAATCAATAGAGAATGATTTTACCTGACATACCGCAGCAAATTCCGCGTAATCTATCTTGATGTGATTAACACTTGTATTTGATGTGTCAGCACTTCCAGTACCACCATTCTGAACAAGAGTAATTGCAGTACCTCCGGCTGCTGTAGCTACATCTATTGTTGTAGCGGTCTTGGCAACAACGTAATAAGTTGTACCAGCCGTAAGCGCAGTAGCAAGGCTAGCACTACCTTGTTCGGTAAATTTAACAGGGTCGTTTACACGAAAATCGTGATCGGAAGGAACCGTGATTGAGGTGCCTGCCGGAAAATCAGTCCAATCTTTAAGGCAAAATTCGGTAGACGCTGGCTGAAACCACACGCTTCCGTCATTCCCAGTGAGGACTTGACTTGAGCAAGAAACTGGAATTGGTCTATCTCTCTATGTAGAGAGTCGAAACAACAGCGGGGGCGTTGTTATACGGGGGCTTCTACTAACTTATATGAGTCGCATAAAATGGACAAGTGACACTCGCCATAAAATGAGGACTATTTTCCAATGAGGCAAATAATGGTCCTGTTATCTGTCCTACCTTTCCATAACTACCGCTAGGTGGATGAGGATTACATGTATTCAAGTTGTTTAAAGCAGTCATTACCGCTGTAATCATTGTTTGTGCTCTCTCAGGACCATTGTTCTTTATCGCATAACACTCAACAATAATTATACCCCTTAAATTTTCTAAGCTCTGGCCTAATGTCACCTCAGTTGTACCTGTAAAATTAACCCTTATTAATGCGTGTTCTTTTGCTGCATCGTCATTCTTAACTGGTTGGTTAGCCACGTAACAGTTAACTGTGGGGGATAACGCGGCTAATGCTGTAATAACGGGTGCTTCATAAATTGACCGCACTGATTGAAGAGTCATCGTTAATACCTCCTAAATACATTGGTTAATTCATGCTCAACTCTCCAAGCCATACCTGTTCCTGTGCCCCCACCTGCATAAGTTTGAAACCATTTAGGTGGTGCCGTTGCGTTTGGTGCGTTACCTCCTTGCCTTCCTTTATTCGTAGGCCATATATCCATTGCGTACCCTGCATATTCCGTCATGTTTCCTATCGTATAACCTCTTAAATCCTCATTCTTTGGCACTATTGGACGTAATGCTTTTACAGCTTCTCCTTTAGGTCTTTCCCTTGCTTCTCTAGGCACTGGATACTGTCTAGGAATATATTGCGGAATAGAATTTTGACCTCTAACAACCATCCATGACCTAGCAAATAAACCACTCCAATATGGTCCTTGCTCTATTAAATCAAGTGTTATAGCTTCCGTAGCCTCTTCCATACCCTCAATAAGTGCTTCCCTTACATCCGGTATTAATTGAGTTATGGGCTTCCTCTTTACCATTATTGTGGCCTCGCAAAACATACATAAAAAATTGGCTTATCTCCTCTAGTCGTGTTAACTCGGATGATATTAGCCGTTATGGTCTTAGTATCTTCCGCATACTCAAATTGATCCGCAGTCGTTATATATGTACTGCCTAACTGTCCTGCATCTATCAATATCTTAACATCTGTTGCCTGTAACTCTCCCTCAACTTCTGTTGGACTGACTTGTGTAATTACAGCTTTTACATTAATCCTTGTCTCTGTTGTCGTAATTGATCCGGTACTTTGATTGTATGTGCCTTCTCCAGCATTACGAATAAATACCATAGACTGACCCCACTTACTAATGATAGGACCGGGTAAGCCTCCAAATACTTCGTCAATCTTACTCACGATCTCACCGCCGTCATAACTGACTTACTTCCTACCTTTGCATAGGATCTTAATAACTCCTTTAACCAAGGAAATAATACAATGATCTTAGGTCCACTAGATATTGACTTAACTCCGTCGTATTCCTCATATTCAACCTCTAATTCTCCTATCCTCTCTTTTGATACAAACGTCCCAGTCGTACCACTCTCAGGATTACTAATAAATATTGATTGATTGTTATGTAGCTTTAATGCTAATTCACATGTCGCTTCAACTATCTGATTAGGTAATGTAGTACATACAGTTGCGTCGGTGCTCCCTTCGGCTGCTATCTCTCTCGGCCATTGCAACGATTGATCCGTTACGCACTTTTTTCCATACCATTGAAGCGTCTCCAGATTCCTAGTCGCTACCTGTAAAGCTAAATCCTTTTGTGAATCACTTAATGCTCCCCAAGATGCATTATTAAATGATGTAGCAAAGTATGTATCAGCATCAGCTCTGGCTACATAACTTGTGGTTGTTGGTAATGACATCAGATTGGAACAGCGATAACTTCATAACCCCTTTTCTTTAAGTGACGGCGGGTTTTTCTAACGTGATGGGGTAACACGTCAATTACAGAGGGTACATATCCGGGTAGTAGATAGTTAGGCATTTCAGCAATAGGATCTACATATAAACGTACAAGTTTAACCATACTTGGTACGAATGCTTAACTTAACTCAGTTTAATGGAAAAATAAAAAGGAGAACCTTTTACAGTCCCCCTCTTTATATTTACTCCAAAAGCAATTAAGCCTTATTTGTTGAATAAGGAGTATTAACAGTTAGCTTCACAGCATCAACCATCTTACGCTCTGTATAAGCAAGGGTCCATGAACCACTTGTAGCTAGAGTTGCGTTGGTTGGGTTAGCTGAACCACCATACTTAGTTCCACCTAAATGGAATCCGTAGTGGTAACTAAGAGCTAATACATCTTGAAGAGACAAGATGTTTCTATCAAATTCAACCTTCAAGTCCTGTTGGACTCCCTCATTAATTGCACCCGCACCGAGTAAGTAAATTGGATATTGATCAGAACCACCTGAGTTGAGAGTTGGTGCTAATAAATCATCAACAACAACACTTAATCCCATGAAAGTAGCTACTTGAGTATTAGATACTCCAAGGCCGCCGCCTCCCCATTGGATACTGGTACCACTCGCTAAGTTGTTAGCTGAGAACTGCAATGCTCCTACTTCTTGCAAGTAAGCATATACATCGCTATGCATAGCGATTGTGCTTAACTCACCACCACGCTCACCAAGTAAATTCTTGGCTTTAATAACATTGGTTAATGTTAAATAATTGGTGTTTGTAGAAGTTGTAGAACTAGATACGTCAGTCGCGTTACCTGATAAAGCACTCGCAAAAATACCGTCAAGCTGGTTGATTAAAGTAGCTGTACGATGCTTGTTGATTGCTTTGGAAAGTTGGTTGCGGATTGCTCCCATTGGGTCTGATCCAGTACCTAACTTACTGATGTCATCTACGGCATATGAAAAACCACGCCTAATGATTGGCATGATTTGGTTTGTTGCCTGTACTTTCTGTGGAGTTAGATAACCGTTAGAGCTTGTACCCCATGTGTTATTTGACTCGATTCGCTCTTCTGTCATTTTTGTTATCCCGAAAGCTCTTTATCTCTCGGTTCAACACCTTTGCTATCGGTGTTGATCAGACTATATCTTCACAGCTTTGGTAAAACCTAGTTCTGTGGAGGGCACTCTTGTCTCCGTTACTCAGTTGCCTGTCGGGAGTTAGTCGTTGAACCTTCTAGATTGTGGTCTAGCTTGGCTGCTGATTACCCAGTTATAGGGGGCTTCCAGCAATTCACCCTCTCCATTCCTGCTGTTACCAGCAGAAAGCCCTACGAAGATAAGGAGTGATCGGTTTAAAAAATGGTACTTCGACAGATATTCCACCCGCTTTAGCATCTAAAGCTGAGTTTCTTGTGACTGCACCGGATTGAATCCATTTACAACCGTTATAAATGTCCTCTTGGACATAGCCCAGAAATTCCGGACGTGTGACTAGATCACCTAAAAAGGTACCGCCACTGTAGTTTTGAAACGTCGCCGCCATTGGCTTTTAATTAGGGTTTCCGTGAATTACCCTCTGGTCGCTTCTGCTTTAAGTACTCGCGCAAGTTCAGGATTCTCTACCTCAAGCTTGATCGCTTCCGTCATGTTTCCTGTTTTATAAGGATTTGTCATTCCAGGTGCCACGCTTGGTGACGCTGCGTTTGATCCCATCCCTCGATTACCTCCTGCTGCAAAATGATGCTGCCATTCCTTCGCTTGCTTCAAATTAGTTAGATAATCACTAAGACTCTGTTCAACGCCCCCGTTTAACACAGTCGGATTTCCTTCGTCACTTTGTCGCAATTGAGGTTGGAGCAATGTGTACATTTGCTCAGGATTTAATGCGTTGGATTGAGATATTGCTGATAAAGAACTCGCTTTGAGACGTTCTGCACTCGCTGATTGGGTCACTGACTCCAATTCAGTTCGTAACTCAGCAGTCTCATTTAGAAGACGGGTCTCTAACGTCTTGCAACGCTCTTTCTCCGCTTCATATAACTCTTTATAAGCACCTTGATTCTCAAGGTTCTCACGCACCGCCGTTTGTTGAGATTCTTGCAACTTGTCCACTTCTATTTGAAGTTTCTGGAGCTGCTTTCTTGTCTGTTCCGCTTCTTTCTTAGCCTTGGCAGCTTGAGAATTGGCGAAACCTAATTTCTTCTGTAGTAATTCTTCGGCGGCACTGCCCTCCGATGAACTAACAGGGGGGTTGGGTGGAATTGCTGCGGGTGTAGTGGTCACGGACTCACTAGCAACGTCGGCCACAGGCTCGACTACCGCTATTTCCTCAGACATGCAAAAACTAGAGGTTATCTTTATTCTACTGCCTTATAACTTATTTAGGTAACGTTTTATGTAGTCACTGTCTGTTTTTTCTTCGCTTTTACTCTTCTCTTTGTTGCTGGCTTCTCTTCCTCTGCTTTCTTAACATCCCATCGCGGCCACCAAGGACTCGGATACCAACAAGCCATGTTTACTTATATAACTTTCTTCATATTACAGGTACTACAACACATCTGCAGTTTGGATGTACCGCAGGTAACGCAGTAAATTCACTTAACCTTGACTTCACTACTCTATGAAATGGTAAACATACAGGACACGTATTCTCTAAAGTCGCTAACCACATCCACCTCTGATTAGGTATAGCAATATCTTCCCAGAATTCCCTTGCCGTCTTGTTAGTTACATCCCATACCGCTGCACTTATCGTGTTATTTGTTCTATTTAATATCTGGTTCGCATATGATCCTCGCCGTATTTGTGATACAACTCTCCCATTCTTTTCTATAACCCTTACTACTTTGTTAGCTATTTCATTCGTAGGTAGCTCCATAAATAAAGAAGTGCGAACCATCCTATCTAAATCCTTTGCCATGTTTATAGTTAAACGATTAGATACACCCGGACTTCCTAGTATCTCATTTAATGTTATTCCTCCTATTACTACCTTCCTTAATATCTCTTGATTCCCAATTGGAACAATATCAGGAGCTTCTTGGTCAACATACTTTGCCGCTGCTTTTTGTATCTTTGGTCGTATTTCCTCTAGTTCTGGCGGGATCTGTATCCGAAGAACACTAGTTATCTTCGATAAAATTGGTAACGCCCTTGCTTGTATCTCTTGCCATTCATATATCCTAAATTGTCCCCCTGGACTAATATTACTTACTATTTCTCTTAACTCCAACATAGCAAGACGTAATACAGGTCTTACTTCCCTTTCAATCCTTGCCTCTATTCGACTCGCAAACCATAAAAATATTGCAAGTAATTCTTCCTCTTTCTCATTAATCGCCATACTTGCCACTTCTCATTGGAGTTGGCAATGTCATTGATCCCTTAGTACTCCCACTAGCAGCATCTCCACTGCTAATACCTCCTGTCTCTGCACTCTTTATCTTTACTTGTTCCCTTACTTGCTCTAAATCCATCTCCAACTTATCCTCTAATTCATCCTTAGTCTTCGCTAACTCTCCATCTATCTCAACATAAGGCGGTATAACTTCACCCTCTTGCAATATCCGTAGCAATGTCTCCTGTGATATCTGATTTTGCATCTGTAATTGCAACATCGCTGTAATCTGATTCCCATCTAATAATCTATTCTCATAATCTCTTGGTATAGTTACTTTTGGTGCTTCAACTCCTGCGTAATCCGCTGCCATACCTAATATCTCAGTTATCGCTCTTGCTAAATCTTCACTGATAATTGACATGATTGAATCACTATCAATCCTATCTAATCTCTTCGCCTCCGCAGCCGCATTGGTGATGTTCTGCCTTGCTAATGTGCTAATCCCTAAACTACTGATTTGCTCCTCTAATGTTCGTAAACACTCTAATTGACTCTCAAATGAATCTGATGTCGCTTGCACATAATTACAATCTCCATCTGGCGGTAATAAAACAGCCGTGTTGACTGATAACCCTAACTTATTATCTGAATCAGGATCAAAACCCTTCAATACTAAGATCGGCTGACTACCTACATGAATACTATGGTGATAATCTGTAAACCTCTGGCAATATGCAATATTCAAATTCGCTACCTCTAGTAACGGTGGCCTAGATAGTAATGTCCCAAGACGGTTTGAATACACTGTGACGACTGGTATTCGGTCAAGATCGTATCCTCCTGATTCATGTAGATACCATCCTGCATTCCTTCCCGTTGTCGCATCCTCTGTTCTCCATATCTCATATCTTCCAGGTTCTAAAACTCGGACTTGCTCTATGACTTCTTCCCCAAACCTTCCCTCTGGTTCACTTACAATCTCGGAATACCTCAATTGTGTTAAGTCAGCTTGAGCACGATTCCCTTCTGTCCTCCATCCACATATCTGTTGCGCTTCAATTGGACATAAATATGGTCGGTAATCTCCTTTCCTCATCTCAGCTAAATTATTAGGCATCTCACTAGGACTCTCTACTAATACACTCGTATGCCCATATAACAATGCATCTACTAATACTCGTCTCGCAAACTCATTTAATGGTGTCCCATCTCCTGTTACATCCTTGGACCACTCCTCCCAATATTCTTTATCCCCTCCCTCTAAATGTATTCCCCTCCTTAATATCGTTCCCGCAGCTTGACTCGCTAACCTTTGCAAAAAGGGTGGCATAACAGCATGAAATATTCTTCTCCCATACGCATCGTCATCTTCCCTTTCCTCTCTCGGAATTATATTCTCAGCGTTCTGCCTTATAGTCTTTGTACCACCAACACACGTATTAATTGGTGCCCAATATGGCAGCATCCCTAATACCGCTGCATTCTTAGCACTCGGATCTTCCGGCTGATCATTCTTTGGTATATCTACCCTTCCGGTTAATCCACCTAAATCAATAAGTGCATTTTGACCCGGACGTGTCGGGTACGTTGATCCTGAATTAGTCATAACCCTATTCTAGTAGATACGAACGGTTGAACCACCACTCGACCAACGACGTAATGGTGATAAGTAATTTATTCCATATCCTAATGCATCTACTGGTCCTGATATATCATCTATTCCTCCAATACCTTTATCAGGTCTTCCCGTCTTGTCATATGTTTGCTGCTCTAATGATTTAATTAAATACTTACATCTATTATGTACCTTTAATCTATTTGCTAATAACAATACATTGATGCAATTAACCCTATCCGCTACTAAGGGGTTCGATGCTTGTACCTTTACTATTAATTTCCCTCGCTTTAATAAACTTAAATCTGACTCAGATGCATTAGTCGTAGTCCTTTGCTTACTCGCAGCATCAGGTATAACTACTAAATTCTCTCGCTCTAACTGTTTCTCATATGTCTCACGTAATTTATCCACTACCGCTGGCGTGTCCTTTGGATGTAACTCATCTATAACGTGAAATTCATCTCCTCTCCTTACAATCGCAATACAAAAACAAGCCCCAACGTTAAAATCAACTCCTATAAATACTCTCTCGTCTTCTCCTATCTCTGCATCTGTCCAATGCTTATCTCTATCAAATGGATGATATACAGTCGTGTTCTCTAAATTCGTAAATTCTCCTTCGATATAACTAGCAATTAAATTAGTATCAAAGTTCTCATACAAAGATTCAATAAATCCTTCCGGTAAATATGGATTATCTGTTGTCTTTGCCTTAATCATTCTCCTATCCTCCCTATCTCCATTCTCTACAAATGTCCTATAACACCACTTATATCCTTCAGGCGTAGATCCCACACTTAAACTTGGATTCTTACCTCCTCGTAATCTCGCTAAAAACATTTCACTCGCTTTCTGAGCAACATCTGGTGGACTTGTATCGATCTCATCAGCTAAACAAAAACTTAAGTTCTGTCCCCTAATCCTATTCCATGTCTCAGTTGCTCTACATAACAACGTCGTACTTCCTTGCTCTGTATGAATAATGTATTCAGGTTGCGGTGATATACGGAAATCATGCTCAATTCCATACTCCTCTAAATAATCATCAAAACTTCTCATCCATACATCCTTTAATAATATAAAAGTTGGTTCAAATACTGCTCCTACTGTCCCAACATTATCCATACATAGCAAAACTGCCCTCGCACATAACGCTCTCGTCTTCCCACTCCCAAATCCTCCGATAAATCCTAAAATTCGATGCTCCCTATCATTACAAAATTCCCTCTGCGCTGGTAGTAATCCCTCGTTTATCTTATTTCGTAATTCTTTATCACTTATTGTCGCTCTACTACTACTCCTTATTGGTGGCTCTAAACAACTGCCCCCTGGTAACTTTGATAGCAAACTCATTTACTATTTACCTCCTTATTTAAGTAACATATCCTCATATTTAATACAGGGGGGTGGGGTGAACGAAGTAATTGCTGCAATTCTAGGGGCTTCTATTTCTACTGTCGCATTGCTGATCTCTAATTCTGGTAATAAACGTGAAAAATATAACGTCGAAATTTTTAAAAGATTAAATGCTCTTGATACTAAAGTCGCTAGATTAGAAGCTCACCTTAGAGTTAATCTCCCTCAAAGATACTAGTCGGTAATGGTTGACCATATAACTTCGACGCTGTTACTAATGCCTCTATCGCTCCCGTACATCCCGAAAATAATCTCATCTCGTTATATAAATGTATTGGTGTGATTATTGTCCTTACTCCCCTTGGATATACTCGTCTCGTCTGTAAATATTCTTCCCTTAAATCTCTTACACCTTCATCTCTTCCGTCATAGTCACTTAACCATTCCCCAAATGTTTTGTTTGACATGCTCTTAACTCCTTTGTTCAACAAAACCCCCTAGCTATCTTAAACTAAGGGGTTCTGATGCTATCGATTCCCTGTTGAGTGGCTAATAAGTAGTTGCTTATATATAGGACATACTCATTCTATAACTTATTTAGGTTAAAACAACTTAACCCCTTAGTTACCCTAATAACTATGAGGTTAGTTGGCCGATTCTCCATTAATGGGTACCTCTTCGCATCTCACCTCACGCTTAAGCCTCTCTACAAACTTAAGCGATGCTCTAACTTTAGGGGTTAGGGGTGTAACGCACCTATCCTCTCCTCCAACAAAGGACGAAAGTACTTTAGCTAGACGGCTGTTTCCCCCTCCTATAAGTAATTGTTAGAGAACAATACTTAAAATTAGGTCACACAGCAGAAATACATCGGCTTAGTTTTACCCTACTCCTATCCCCAGTATCTACAAGCTTTGTGAGCAAACTTATATAAGGAGACGGGGGAGGGGGTACAGATTTGAGCAACCGCCCCCGACCCCACCGCCGCGCCGAATCGCTTGCCCCGGAGGGGGGCTATTTGCCTTGCATAACTGTCTATTACACAGTTATGCAAACACGTTAATCACTGCGACGCAAGGCATCTACATGTGTCCAGTATTTAATTATATTTTGTCCAATAGATTAAGCCTGTTATATATCAATTAGTGAGGCACATTAACTATTAATTAGTATAAACAATATTATTCGATAAAATATATTTAAGGTAGGGGTACCAGGGTACTGCGAAAAATATGAGAGATCTATCTATATTACCTATTCTAATTTAAGAAGCCGCGCGATTGAATTCAATGCTCCTATTGCATTACTCAATTGCCGGCCTGTTACTGACTCACGATAAACATGATCTAATCTCGTTATCATTTCAGTAACCTTAGCTTCGCGCGTAATATCCAAATCACGTTGTAACTGAGTGAATAAAGCCTTACGATATGAGTCCACCTGTCTAGGCTTAAGGCCGTAGTTCTTCGCGCAATACTGTACCATTTGATATCTGTTATAGCCTAAGTTATGGAGCTCCAGGAGCTTGTTAAGTCTTTTTTGTACTGTGACGTTATCGGCTTTCTTTCCCACTGTAACCGCGTGTTTTGCTGAAAGTATAGCCGTAATCAATGAATAATAGGGATCTTATATAAGTTAACATTGACCAAACAATAAAAAAGCTCCCATATTTGGGAGCGTTTAAAAGTGGTTTTATTTGGTCTTTTTTCTAAGTGTGATAATAGCCGTCAGGTTCTATTCCAAAAGTAATACTAGTTCTTCCTTTACTGTCACTAACATCAACCATTGCGCAGTCACTAGACCCTAATAAGGGGTACGGCTTGCCAACATACTCCCATCGTTCTCTAAGCTTGTTTAGGCTTTCAGTCTGTTTAATAGTTAGCTTCATTTACTTAGCTCCTGGTTAATTGGTTTAATGGTTTCTAATTTGTCGAATATAGTTTTTAATTCTTGTTCTTCTTGGTCTGTAAGAGTTTCACCCTGTATTGCACTTTCTAAGTAAAAAGTAATAGTTTTGGCTTCTTGACGAGTGAAAAGATCTTGATTAAGGCATTTCATTATGCTACTACCTCTACACTAAATTGATCTCTTACCATTTGGATTAACTTATTGTGATCCGTGGTAAAGCGGTCTGCGATAGTTGAGAAGTATCTTTGTTTAATTGGAAAACCGTCGCTAACTCGTATGTAATAGCTATAAAGATTATTTGTCATGGCTTCAGATATTCGGAATGACTCGCTAGTACTTGTGTTATGCGTCCAGTCTTCGGGGGGTAAGACGTTCAAAGAATAGAAAAACTGCTCTTCTGTAGTCTCTTTAATAGTTCCTACCTCGTATTTTTTAGCGTTGAAAGCCTCATATAATTCAAACGCCTGTTTAAAAGGTAAGAGTTTAAAGGTTGGGTGCTTTTCTAAGTATTCGAGTGTGTTTTCTTTAGCTCCATAGCCTAAAGGCGTTTTTTTCATGTCTAGGCTTGCCATGTCTGAACACATAACAAAATTATCTAGATAGCCGTATTTCGTATCAAAGAAGAAAGGCGTTGAATCTGTAACTTTAAATTTAGGCATCGTTTTAAATAGGTATAGAAAAGAAAAGAGCCCTATTAGTTAGGGCTAATAAGATTAGATAAAGCTAGGTAATGAAATAACTTTTTTTACTGCTTTAAAAGTGTTTTGAGTATCTTTTAAAAGTGCTTTAACTTCTTGGTTGTTGCGTTTAATGCGTTTGTTGATGTCGCATATATATTCACTAGGTTTAATGAATTCCGACGTTACTAGCTGAGTTTTTGATTTTTCTTGCTCTACTTGATAGGCAAGAATGTATTCAATTAATTTTGCCTTCTTGCAATAATTAAGACTCTTAGCAGTTGTAGGAATGTTAGAGAAAGACATTGAAATAGAATAGAAAAGAAAAAAAGGCGTAAGGGTGAAAACCCCTACGCCATAAGTGTAAACATGCAACTTGTATAAGTCAAATCATGTTTACATATCCTATTCAAGTGAATTGTAAGAGCGTACTAGTCACAGCATTAATGGCTTTACCCTGGCTCCCATGATATAAAGACCTAAGTCTATTAGATGTTTTAATAATCCTATTGCCGGCCCGGCCATGGGTTAACTCTTCAGTTGTCGCGCAGCATAGTTTCCATAGGTTATCAGTGGGGGTGCTCCATCCTTCAGTAAGATCAGCTCCTAACAAAGTGTTGTTCCTTACTTTGCTCTTTATCCGGTTAACCTCTGGAATGTCACTCAAACGTCTCTCTCTCTTTTCACCAGTAGTTTTATCAGTGATAGGTGTTTTCATACGATCCGAAAATATTGTATTAAACAAAACTGTCTCTATATATTCGGTGCTTCTTACCTTTGATAATTTTCTAAGGTTAGCCATATCAGTTTCAAAAGTTCCGGTGGCTCTGTCTAAGACATCAACGATGCACCTAGCAAATCTATCAACCCCCTTAGAGTGCTTGAGCCGTATTCCGTGGTTATCGCGCATCGCATTATTAGCAACGGATCCGGTAAAATAGCCTAAAGCATTGGCACAACTTAACCTTGAGTAGCTTGTGAAAGCTTGTAATGAAGTTGAACCGTTCTTACTATCGCAAATATGAAGGTATTGCCTAACATGATCATTGTCTAAAATATCCGCTTGATTCATAGGCATTTGAATGTATATATTGCCGTCTTTCAATTGCAAAATATTTTCTGGCTGTTCTGTAATACCTCGTTCGCATAGTTCTGTTACTAACTCACATATAGTTTCATTTTGCACTGGTGTGTATCTGTTGGAAAAGTTTCCTAGCCACTGACCTGAGTCCTGGTTTATCAAACTAATGAACTTATCAGTCTTAACTACCTCACCTACTTCATTTTGATAGTAGCCGGGAACTTTTTTCGCATGCCATAAAGCTTTAGCTGCTTTAAAAGCATCTCTAACAGTTGGTTGATCGTTAACCATAGTTCCTTCTTTGGCTTCGTTACTTGTGAAGCCATAACTTTGATCTTTGTATTTACCGTAAACCATTACGGTATTACCATCTTTATTGCTGTATTGGTCAGTGACCACATTGTTTTTGAATACCATTGGAATTAAATAGAATAGAAAAGAATTGAACAATAACCCAATTAAGTTGGGTTAATAGTACTTATATAGGACGCCACAGCTCATGGCAAGTAAATAAGCGGTTAAATGTTTACATTGATAGATAATTCAAAGAAAAAAGGTATCTATATATAGAAGCAGTTCCAACGCCTATGACTTAAATGTAAACAAACTATACGCGTAATGCATTGCAGCAGCTAGGGTTTCAAATGTTTGAAAGCTCTGGCTAGTTTCATAGTGCTTGCAAACATTCCAGCGGTTTTGACTGTCCTTTATTATCGTTAATCCTTTGTATTGAGTAGGGTTAGATGTCGTCATTTTTGAGTACCTAGTTAGTGACCTGATTATGTATGAAATAGTGACCCCTCTTATATGTTATTTAAAGGGTACGTTAATTTATATTTAGTGGGATTCTTATGTGTTACTTAGTGAACCACTAAATGTAAACAAATAGCCCAAAAAATATTTTGGAAAATCGCTTAGGAGGTCTCGGAATTTTTCAAACCATATAATTCTGTGTGTGAGTGTATGTATATAACCGTTTTTGAACAAGACTCATTTAACTTTTTTTGTACAAGAGTCAAGCTAAACTCTTTTTGCTCAAGAGTCAGGCTTGCATAAAACTATTTTACTTCAAGACTTTAGCTTTGCATTTACTTTTATGAAACTCTTCAACTCTTTCCATAAAACTATTTTTATGACAGTCAAGTACAAACTTACCCATACTTTTAAGTTCTAACTTATTTTCTAATCCAATAACTAAACAAGCATGATTAACTCGTACTCCATAAGTATGTAAAATTCCAGCCCTATATGCAGATAGTTGGTCTTGGTAATCTCTTAGTAATAATGGGTTAGCTAATCTACTCTTAGTACTGGTCTTATAATCTATTAATACAGGGTTATCCCCATGTTCCTTTGTATAGGCTAATAAATCAAAGGTTCCACTAAATCCTGCAGGATGCCATATTGGTCTTTCCATTGCTATAGGTTTAACAATATTTGCTTCAACCCATGGCAACATTTGTTCTAAATAGGGACCAAATAAACTGTACTCAAATCCTTTTTTATAGGTAATCCTTGTATAACATTTTCAAGTTGCTGATGGACATAGCTGCCTCTTCTACAAGACATAGATACGAGTCTCTTTTTCTCTTCGCGATTGAAGGCGTACCATCTTTGTAAGGCTTTTTTTGCATCTTCATCTTTGGTTTCTGAAAGGATAGTTGTTACACCAGGAAGTTTTCCCCCTGGTGTCATGTAGCTTGATCTATCTTTAGATCGCTTTATCTTAATTGGTCCTTCTTTAAACTCAATCATTTAACTTATCTTATATAAGTTAATTATATTCTATCCTTCCGGTGAAAATGGATCTCCATTATCAATTAATGCAGTGATGTCGTATCCCGCTTCTAATACTTCATCAAAAGCCGCTGCAACTTCTTTATTTACTTTCTCTTTCATACGCTTGCCTGGTACTATTAAAACAGAATAGGTAACATCCTTATCATCCTTACCACGATGCGCTTTTAGTCTTAAATCAAATAAATGTGGTGTCTTTTTACCTTCCTCATCAGTTAAAAAATCCATTATTGGATTAACTATACCTTTCTGTGAAAATTCAAATACTTGTACTTTACTTTCATTATAATTCCATACTGTAAAAGCACATAGTTGATTTGCTACTGCTTTCCCTTTAATTGTTAGTCCCTCTTCCTCTGCTCTTTCTTTAATCTCTTCTTTACTAGGTTTCTCAGTAAACTTCATAGGTTTACGCTCGTCTGTCCAAACAATATATCTCATTAGAACGTGCTCTTCATCTCCTAAAAGAGTAATGACTGTACTTTCATCGTTAATTTCTTTTGTATTAAGATAGTTTGAACTACCTCCAGATGCAGCAGCTTCTTTACTAGCTTTAAAAGCTTCTTCAATTGACTTGGATAATAAGGCCATGAGTCGAGTAACCTATAGGTTGTGTGACTTCCTTATCCTAGCTACTTATATAAAACATGTAAACTTAAATAAGTTAGGATTGCTTCTGATGTATTTTTAAATATCTATTCTTGTAATATATTAACTCTTCTTTATCATTTTCAAAATATCTCAAACATAGTTCTATTACATTACTCTTACTGGTATTTAATAATTTAGCTAATCTCCCTGCTATATCCCATCCATCTTCTGAAAGACTTGTGGATGTTATATGTTTTTCACCAAATATAGTCTTAGGCATAGTTGGTCTCGCTGGATCTATTTCATACTTATTATGAGCTGGTTTATAACTTGTATATTTCATCTTTATACTTTATACCTTATATAACTCTTATAGCATAGGTGTGACAATTAATTGCCATAGGTCTTCCGCTGATTCTTTACTGATATTTGCTATCTTATTAAACTGATTTACTATCTGTGTTCCTTTAACTGGTTTTCCCATTAATAAATTTTCTGCTATAGGACATTTCTTATTTAATTCCTTTACTCGATCTAACCAATCATAATCTTGTCTTTGTAAACTCATCCTTAAATGTTTTCCTAATGCTTTTGATACTAACTTTTCTTTTGATACTGGTATTTCCTTAGTTTCTCCTATCTTTAAATCAATAAGACCTGCAAATATAGAGAGCATTATCTCAGCTCCAATAGGTTTACCATTATTATCTCTCATATAAACTTTATCTTGCCATAATTCTTTTATTGCTCCAGGGCATCTTATTCCATTACCTACTGATTTAATTCCTTGACTTCTAGCTATAGCTTCGTTTAATTCTCCTAATGCTACTACAGGTTTCATACTAGCATCCCTTAATGTACCTTCAGAAAATCCTTTAATTTGTGTACTGTGGATACATCGTTCTCCAAATGTAGAACTAGCTAATTTTAAAAATGCTGGTTGTGACCATTGATTAAAAAAAGGTCTAGCTATTTTACTCATTTGTTCTCTACCAAAAGCAACAGTTTCACTAATATTGCGTTTTTGTCCTGGTGGTTTTGCTTTAGCTGCCTTATTTGTTGGCATTAGTTAAAACCTTATATAAGTTGGGACGCTTAACTTAGCAGCGTTAACTTACTACTTCAAGATAATTTATATAAATAAAAGTAATAGGGGTGAGTAGTTTAGTAGTTCATAGAACTATTTAGTACCTATTAACCTAGTTATACCAACCGATTACAAGGAAAATATACGAGTATCCACTTCAGTATCCACTTACCTAACATGCAGTATCCACCTCAAACAAACTGGATACTCCTCTAAATTCTCTCTATTCTCTTCCACCCCAAGGGATTACAACAATCAATACCTCTTATGAACTACTAACTACTGACCACCCCCCTACTTAATTCGATAATATGCATACTTACTTTGTCCCTTACCTTTAATAGGTATCCTTACAACTCCTGTTACTTCTCTACGATCAACTAATGCTCTTAACTCTTTAACCATTGCTTTATTGCTGTACTTACTTATACCCTCTGATGCATGTAGCAATTCCTTAGTAATAGCTGTCTCAGGACTCTTATACTTACCTAATACCTTATGTAATTTCTGCTTTAACGTATCTAACTCCTCTATAGGTTGTTCACTTTCGTTATGTTTAATTAATTCAAATGAGTAATCATCTGCATTACCTCGTAATTCAAACTTATCTCCATCTTCAGTAATACCACTCCTATCCTTTAAAACCTTCAATATTAAAGTGGTACTATCATCATTCTCCGCACCAAACTCAGGTCTAGCTTCCTTATATAAACCCCAACATTGACTTGCACCGTTTACTAAATAAGCACTGCCATACAATGAGTTCTTAGTTACTACTCTCGCTCTGGGTTGTCCATCTCTACCAACACCGTTCTCTTTCTTTAAATGGTGGGTAATAACAATACTTACCCCTAAATCTGAAGCAATCTTATTCAGGTGATACATATATAACAAACCAATCTCTGCATCGTTAAGACTTGCTCCACCACCGCCTAACAAAGTACCCAAACTATCTAACAATACCAACTTAGCTTTGCTTTCTATAATCCATTTCCTTAACTCAGGAAGCATACCTACATGGAAGTTCCACCGAACATGAAACATACCTTTGCCCGGTTTTAATTCCATCCTTCTCCACTTCACTAAAGCATTAACTTGGCTTTCATCCTTCTGAACCATTAACACAGGTTGTGCTTTAGGTACTTTGAAAGCTCCAGCAAAAGGCTTACCGCTACTTACGGCCTCGCTTAATCTATACATCATTGAGGTCTTACCTGTACCACCTTCCGCCGCTAATAAACAAACGCATCCAACTGGTATAAGTCTCTCAACTAATGGCTCAGTAACTACCGTACTCTTCATTACATCTTCAAATGATGTAGATCCTGAATTGTCATGTAGCTCCTCTTGTAACGCGGTTATTACCTCTGCTAATTCAGCCTTATTTATCCCTAAATCCTTTCTTAATCCCTGCATCGCTAACAATCTTTGAGTACTAGATACATCTGCCTCATCAATCTTCTTTAATGTTTCGCCTAGTTTAGTCGTAGTTATAGCAGTTTGTTTCAATAAATCCTGCGGATCGCCTATCTCTCTTGGAGGTAAGCACCATTCTGGTACTTGCCAACCTCCCTTAATAGCAGAATCAAAAGCACATCCCCACGGTCCTATTTTCTTACCTTCAGTTTTAGATTTAAGTAGTGACTGTATCCATTTAAGAGGATCACCGCCTGGTACTCGTTGCGCTCCCCTTTCTCCTGTCCAATCGTTTTTCTTATCCCAACTAGATCCAATAATCCATAACTTAAATGTCTGTGGATCGTTAATCCCACGCCATAAACTTAATAAAATACCTGCAATTTCATGGTAATTACCTCCTGGTTCCCAACGGTACGGCCAATATTCCATCATCTCTTTAACTAGCTTTCTTTGCTTGCCTGGGTCTAATAAATCCATAGTTCTTGGTTTATCTTTATTAACCTCTCCTCTTTCCTCGTCTTGTTTAAGCAGCTCTAACTTAGTCCTTGTTATATGCCTAGAAATACCATTAATAACTTTAAAAGGTAAGTCTGGTATCGGTATGTCTGAAGGTGAATAACCTTTTTTCCAGTGATATAACCAATTTGGATTATCTGGGTGTGGTCCTTCAATTACTGCATGAAAACATTTACCCCCTTCCTTTTCATATAAAATTTCAAAAGCGTGTGTAGGGGTACATTTTCCTACAACTGAAATACCTTTAAATTCCTCGCCTACATATTCCGGCATTCTAAATAATGCTCTAAATCTTGTGGGTTTACCACTTAAGCAAATAGGGCTTTTTGGTAGCCTTGATAAAGGCATACCTGTAAACCATTCAAAATCTAATGCGGCTGATTTAATTTCCCCCGTTTCCTCATCCTCTGATTCCCCATCAAAATCAAGCCATACCAAATTACCTGTTTTACGACCTGTTAATAATCCAATACCAGTGCATCTATCGTTTAAGTTTCTCTCTTTTATAACTTGCTCCTGAGTTAGCCAAGTACTTGGATCTTCATTCCATCTCTTAGTAATTGGTTGCTTACCTAGTACTGGTGTAAATCTTGCGTTTCCGGGTAAACCTTCTAATGGCCCTAGATCTGTCAAAACTTCTATTCCTTGCTCCATATCTTGTTTCATCTATCAAATACAGGTTTACCGAATATATATGAGGCAGCTAAACTAAGCTAGGTCATACTTAAGGCATGTATAAAAAAGCACTTCTTGTAACTCCTTTCACTGCAATGTGTTTACAGGTTCTTATATAAGTTATATATTAATTTCAGGTGAGCCTTAACTCACCTCCTATCGCATTCAATTTGAGGTTTTCTAATGAATTTAAACTCTTCGACGTTAAGCCTAGACACTCTTAAAGGGGCTCTTTTAACAAATACAAATGGAGCAGAATTCCGTCTTGTTGGGTTTTGTTTTCATGCCAGTGACCCAACAAAGGTCTACGCAAGTATTCAACAATATGACTTAGAGACAGGAAAGCTTGAAGAGCCGGTATCTAACTTATCTTGGGCTTCCTTAGCTGACTGGGATATTCAAGTTCAGGCGGTGGCGTGATGGATGATAAAGATAATTCCTTGATAAATACAAAAAAATCTAAGAAAACCTTAGACGATTTACGAGTTAGTGTTTTATTAGATGAAAACCATCCAGGCGGTGAAGGGGAAAATGGACGCTATCAAGAATCTTTTTTAATACGAGACTCCGATCATTTAACAAGATTGATAAATTATCAATCTTCTAAAAAAAGGGTTAGAGGAACTATCCGCATAACTGATATGACTGCGCCTTTTCAAAAGGAGGCAGTTGAATGACTTTCTCAGGTAAGCCTTGGTTAGTTACTTGTGCTACTCGTATCTCTCCAGAGCACCTTAAAGAATTAAAAAAAGTTAGTAAAAGCACAGGTAGTAGTGTCTCTACTTTAATTAGAGAAGCTGTAATTGATTATTTAGAAGAAAATAAAGCGATAAAAGCTCAAAAAGCAGATTCTTGGATTTTTCAAGAATACGAAGAACCTAATAGAGGTGCAGATCCTTGATCCCTTCACTTGAACGAGTAACCGTAAATTTAGATGAAGACCTTTGCGTTTATACCGTTTGCTGGAGAAGAAAAGGTGAACTCACAGGGACGGTAAAACTTTGCAAGGATTCTTCTAATAGATTTGAAGACAGTTGCTTACCTCCTGATGTACTAGCTGAAGTCCAAAAACAACTACACATTTAATGAAAGCTTTAAATGACATCTTGATTCCTTTCTTACAAGGTAAACAAGACATAAAAACTAAATTAATGATTTTATTAGGGGTTGATAGCTCAACTGCAGATCAAATGCTTGATGAGGTTATCGAAACTCAAACTCTCGATTGGGCAAACCTTAAAAATAAACCTCCCAATGATTGAATCTTTTAAACACCTATCGGTTAGAAAAGGTCGTGCTCGCTTAACTCAGCATTATCAACTTCTTACACATAACGATAGACCAAGTTTTAAAGGGAAACTTCTTAAATGCCCAATTTGTTTTTTAACTCATAGAGCATATACCTTTTCCTTCTCTTCTAAAGCTTGTCCTCGATGTAGGGCAGTAACACCAAAACAAGATTGGTTGCTAGATCAACTAAGACTTTAAAAGTTTTTGTTGATTTATATAAAAAGTTCATTTATTGGAGATCTTAATGCCTAGCAGTTTTTCGGGTTCACGGTTTAAAGAAGCTAAAAAAGCCGCATTTGCTTACCGACCTTCACACCTAAAAGAAAAAATATTACTTTTTATGGAGGCTTTTATCCTGCATCATCAAGGAATTATCTCAGGACAATACATCGAACTTCAAACAGTACTTGAAACCAATAGACAAGATCCCAATTTAACTTTAACTATTGCTCAGTACTACAAAAACTTAGCTGCAATTGAGGGTGATTTAAGACTTTTAGAGGAAGTACACACTATTTTATCCACTATTGATGGTGACTTTGATCCTATTGCTACGGATATTTTAAAGCTTACTATTAGCAGCGTTGAAGAGTGTGCAGAAGCTAAAGATCTAGCAAAAATTCGTGCCGATTTTGAAAAATTACTTTAATCCAATGACTTCTTATTTACCTTATATGAGCGAGGAAAATTCTCCTCCCGTTCGTAAATTACATCAGTATTACATAGCTGAACCTTATAAAAAAGGACGTTATTTGAATTATTGGGGATATAGCAAAGAAGAGGCTAAACAAAAAGCTAAATTAAACAACCCGACAGCAAATGTTATTCTCTGGAAAAAAGAACTATGAGCCACCATCACTTAGACCCCGATGAAGTTTATCTTAAAAGTTATCTATTACAAAGAGAAATAAAGCTGAATGAACTAGACAATCTTTCACAAGATGAACTTGATTATATTATGGCAGAAGCTAAAGCAAGATTAAGTGAGAGAGAAACTTATAGAGAGCTTAAATTTATATGCAGTGTATTTTATGAACTCGGTATGATCAAGACCCTAGCTAGAGAAAGGAGGATTAAATATGATCTTAAGTAATACTTTTAAGGCTGATATTGAAAAGATAGGAAACTGTTGTGCTTGTGATACAGAAACAGCATTTATTCCTGATGCTTTTAAAGGTAGAAAGAATATTCGTCTTATTCAGTTCCATAACGATAAACATGAGTTTAGTATTGACTTAAAGAAGGCAAGTGATGATGATTGGACTAAGTTAAAACAATGGATGGAAAAACCTGAGAATAAGTTTATATTTCATAATGCCTCTTTTGACGTAAGAGTATTAGGTAATTGTGGTATTCATTTACCACCTAATAACTTTGAATGTACTCAGTTAATGAGTCATCAAATATATAACGGAAAACTTAATGTTGGTCATTCTCTTGCAGATGTAGTAAAGCGAAGATTAGGAGAAATTGTAGATAAAACATTGCAATCGCAGGATTGGATGAACGCAGAATTAAATAAGGAAGATCTTGAATATGCAATGAATGATGTTCGATTTACTTGGCGTGTCTACTGGGACATGATCGGTCAAATTATTGAAGACGACTTAGAAATTGTGTATGAAATTGAAAAGATGACTGTCCCTGCAATAATTCAGATGGAGTCTAGCGGGATAAAGATAGACGCAGAAAAAACTGATGGGTTAATCGAAGAGCTTAAAGAAGTTGGTAAGTCTTATCAAAGGAGGTTTGTAGAAGAGTTACATGGGGAACTGCTTAATAACAACTTAGAAGGTTTACCCTTGTTACAAAATGGCGAGCTGAATTTAAACAAGACCCATGTTGGATACAAAAGAAATAACACATATATACCCGCCGGATTTAACCCTCGCTCTCCTAGACAAGTTCTAAAGCACTTCAACTCTTTAGGTATTGATCCTAGAGATATGGATGGTAAGCCTAGTCTCGATCAAAACTTATTAACGCAATTCAGAGAATTTTCAATTGTAAGAACCTACTTAGATTGGAAAGTTAAAGATAAGTTATTGCAGATGTGTGTAAGTTTGCGGAAACACGTAGATATAGAAACCGATAGGATTCACCCTCGTTTCTTTCAATCAGGTACAGCTACAGGAAGACTAAGCTGTAGTACTCCAAACTTACAAAATGTCCCTAGAGATAAGGCTATTAGAAGTTTATTTATACCGGAAGAAGGTTTAGCTTTTGTTGTGGCTGACTTTGAAACAATGGAATTAGGTGGAGCTGCATGTGATCGCATAGCAAATGTACCTCGTATGAAGAATGCAATTAATAACGGTGAAGATCTTCACAAGCTAACTGCATCTTTAATGTACGAGTGTGAGTTAGACGAAGTAACCAAAGAACAACGGCAAAATGCTAAGGGAACCAACTTTGGAGCCTTGTATGGCGCAGGTGTTCAGGGGTTAGTTAAATACTTCCTTGGTCTAGGAAAAATTATCTCAAACAAAGAAGCGGAGGAATTTTTAAATGCTTGGCACAAAATTTATCCAGAAATCGGCCAATGGCATCAAAGAAATAAAGAAAAGGTTAGACGAGGTGAACCAGTGCGGATGGTTGACCTACGCCGTCGCTTTTTACCTGGTAAATCAGCAAAGTTCACAACCTATGGAAACAATGAGGTACAAGGATCATGCGCCTCGGTGGTAAAGATAGCAATGAATTCAATTGTTAGAGAGCTACCAAAGATAGATCCTAAAGCCCGTCTAGTACTACAGGTTCACGATGAGATTGTCGTCGAATGCTCTGTTTTACGTTCAATAAAAGTACTGAAAACTATGGAGAAACTTATGTCTGAGGCAGGTAAAGAAGTCTTTGGTGACTCAGTGAAATTTGGTGCTGATGGCGGCGTTGGCTTCAATTGGAGTGAGGCCAAAGGATGAGCATACAAAAGTATCAAATTAATGATCGTGTAAAACGATTCAATAAAAACTTTAATCTTACTAATCCCAAAAAACGTAAGGACTTATTAAAAAATAACGGTATATCTGATTGTAGATATGGCGTGATTACAGAAGCGGTTTTAAAAACTGATAGCAAAAATAGAGCTTCTTATTACTACTATGTCAAATGGGAAGATGTCGAGACTATTTCATTACACAGCCAAAACACGCTAAAACCTAATGAGTAAATATGAAACCCCCCGCTAACTCACCACCACCCGCTTGTCCAGACTGCGGAGCTTTTTTAAGCAGAGTAATCCTTACTAAGAAAGACGCGAAAGACATTGATTTAACTGTAAGAAGACGACAATGCTTAATTTGTTCTCACCGTTTTTATACCACGCAAGAAGTTGCACCCCCTGAAATTCCTGTTAATAGAGGTCGTATTGGTTGGCTTGATTGTGGCAAATATGTATTTGTGAAGCAAGCTGCACACCCTCAAGACCTATGACTCATCAAATCTTATTAAATAAGATAAATACCATTTTGCTTTTTGAAGTGAAACTAACCCTCCTTTAATTTTCTCTCTCCAAAGATACTTAGCAATATTACCTTTTAAATAACCTCTAAATTCTTCTTTAGTAAGTTGGGCTTTAATAGCATCTATACATTCAATATCTTGATCTAATGTATAGTGGCTAGGACTGTTAACCTCGTCATCTGTCATTTTTAACCTATACAAGTATAATAGTACTGAGTAAGTTAGCAGGTTTTGGAGTTAAGCCCTCGGCAAACTGTACTAAAGATGCTAAGAACAGCCGTCTCTAACGCAACTCTTGGTGAAATACATAGAGCTGCAGATTTTTTAGTAGAAGCAAGAAAAATAAGACTAGGTAAACGTAAGTTTAGAAACGCAAAAAAGAACGCTCATTTTAAACCAGAGGTTACATTAAGAGATTTATAAAAAACTTAAAGTAGTTACCATTCCCTTATCTTTTTAAAGGGATAGCGTAGCCGTAAATACAAAATAATATTTACCCGAATCATATGAGCCTTGCAAGAGCACAAAAAGACACTTAAAAGTAGATTTTATAGCTTAAATAGTTAACTTAGCTTTACTTCGATTTCGACAAAGCTGCCAAACATGAAACGCATGACTGTGAACATACAGGATAGTTGCCATCACAAGCTTTCTGTATTTGCTGCGTACACACAAAAGAGCATAAATGACGTAGTGTTAGATGCGCTTAGAGAACATATAACAAAACACCCTAGTTACGAAATTATCGCTAAAGATTTACTACAATATCCAGACCATAATTGCTGTGATACGGGTATTTGAATTTATTTTTTATATAGCTAAGTAACACTTATCCGTGTCAATCGGAGAAGTCCTTATATCTCTAATCGAGGATTTTAAGAAATCTAAATCCGCAGAGAAACCTGAGTCACCTGTTTTGGATTCGCAACCGCCTTCAGAACAAACTCAAGATATATCTCTCGGAGACGGTTATCGGGAAGAGAGGCAGCATGATCCCAAAAATCACTGCTTGCCATCATCTGAGCACGTTCTTTCATAACTGGTGATTTAACGAGCAATAAACTCGCTAGCTTTTCCTTTTTTCTTGTGATTGCTTCTCTTAAATCCGGGTCGTCTAGCTTACTCAACATATCTATTTCACTCCTAACCTTAATAACTTCTGGGGGTTCCTCTTTAGTCAGACTTGCTAGTTCTCCTGACCGCTTCGCTAAAGACTTGTTAATAGCTTTTGTAATCAAAGACTCCTTTACTAATTTCATGTAATTGCTGCACTTAAATGTGTTGCAACGTAAGTTTAATTGGTGTGTTTTGGCTTTCCTACTTGCATACCCCAACTTGTGATTACATTCACCGCAATAACAAATGCCTGTGAGTAGCTTTGGTTTTACACCTGCACTTCTGCCCCAAGTACTCTTATTCAAATCTAATAGTCTTTGTATAACAAACCAATCTTCATGCATTATTAAAGGTTCATGTAATCCCCAGACCACCCTTTTGTATTTATAAGTAGCGTATTTTTCAAAACCCATTCCACCCCTAAGAACGGGGTTGGCAATCCAAGCTCTAACACTTGATGGTGTGCTTAAAGGTATGTCCTTAAATTTCTTTAAAGTGACGTTAAGACGATACCCGTTCTCTTTTAGTTCAAAAAGTAGTTCTTTTGCTCTTTCACCTTCTATTGGATGTAGTTCTACACACTTTTTACCTTCTCTCTCAACTTTGTGATAACCCCAGGGCAACCTTGATCTTGGCATATCCCCATCTTTCCACTTTTGCTCAAGAGCTTTTTTAACCCTTAAGCTCAACATTTTAGATTCCATCTCGGCAAGACTGGTTGAGATCCGAGACATTAGGAACCCTGCTGGAGTCTCTACGTTAACTATTCCTGTATCTATTGTTCTAATTACCACGTTCTTTTTTGACGCTAAGACAAGTGCGGCATCGATGAACGTGGCATCTCTTCCAAGTCTGTCGTACCTAGTAACTACGATTTCTTTTATCGCTTTTTTATCGATTAATTGGAGCAATTCGTTAAAAGCCTTTCTATCATTGGATCTTCCACTCTCAACATCGCAATAAACTTTATCAACACCCACAGCCTTTAGCCTGTTTTTTTGTGTTTCTAGAGAAGAAAGCTGCTCTCCAGACTTAGTGCTAACTCTTGCGTAGCCGACACTATTTAGATTCAACATATTTGACATTAGTAGACTTTATAGTAAAAATGCTTATACATATCTCTTCTAGCTAATCTAGTATTTCGTCGCCTTGTTATGAAATAATCCTTAGATTGTTCAACTACAAGGCGACAAAAATACTAAAAGGGGAATCAGATATGCATGACCTACATAAAACACTTATAGAAAAATGAGTGCAAGATTTATTACTAATTCTTCAGATAAAGATGAGGATTTTAAGATGTTAAATGTCTGCGAAGCAATGACTAACCTTAGTGGAGAAATGTATGAAGGTATTGAACTCTTAGGGGCTATTTCTGATGATCCAAACAACGAACAGCAACGCTCTGTAGAGCTTCAAGATATGATCTTAAGCGTCCGTCTAGCACTTCAAAAAATTAAAATACAGGCAAAGAAAAGTAAAGTTACTTAGAAAGATAAATGCAACTTATACAAGTTACTAAATAATACTTAAGCAATTGCACCTTATATAAGGTTAAACTGAAGAGGTGTTAACCAACTCTTATGGATGACTACCAAGAAATACCCCAAGAAAAAGAAGAAAAAGACGAAGAAAAACCGTCTCTGTTAGCTCAATTCATACAGGTGACTGTAGTGTTTTGGGCCTTGGCAGTAATTTCTTGGAGTTACTTCAATCCAAACCCTACTAGGCAAATTGATACCACATTCTGCGCCGGATTATTGTCATCTGTTCTGAGTCAAGTAGCTGGCATTACTACAAAGAAACCCGGTACTGGTAATGGTAAAAACAACACCAAATCTCGCAAAGATCCTATAACTGGTAAAAATATTGGACCCGACGGCAAGCTTCAATAATGAAAAAATTACTTCTCCTACCACTGGTATTTATTTTCGCTCCCACAGCTAAAGCAGAGATAACGGCTAGTTACACCACCTCGGCCCAGATACAGGTTGAAATGCCATACGTCATTACTAAAAAAGCTGGTAGCACATATTCATTGAGTGGTTCAAACATAACGCCATCGGTCACGATTGGAGATACCACAACATCAAATAAGATTGGTGGCTTGAATCTTGGAAGTCTTAGCGATGGAGTTCCCGCCTTAATTCAGACAGATACGGTTGTGACAAGTGCAGGCTCCGCATTCGAAAAAGTTGAGTCAATTTTTGTAGGAGATAGTACCCCGTCTACCGTTACACCGTCGTCAGGTATTGCGGCCCTGCCTGTATTAAGCGGTCAGACAACCATAGGAAGCGGGGGTACAAAAGGTGACTTGGCCTTAACGAGCCTAAGCTCTGGAATTACGACTTGCAGCGGAGGTGGTTCTGGGACGCTGTGTACTGCTAGTACTACGATTACGATTCAAATTGATTAAATGGGTCTTACTATTGAGTACTTTAATAGGGGGCAGATCCCTATTAGCTACGCCCCTGGTTCCCGCATTTAGGACAGGGACACTCACGCAAAATTCATCCAGTGAACAAATAATTAATGAGACAGTTTCGATTTCTACTTGGCGTTCAGCATATTCGTATTCTGCATCTGGCAACAACATTAAGTCAGATACTTATATCAATCCCTCTGCAATTAAGGAGAACGAGCAAACCCATGATGGAGTTAAGTTTTCATGGACCTCACCAAAGATGGAGAGTATTCCTAGATGGACTATCGTAAACGAAGGCCAGCCTTTCACTCTGGTCGAATCGATAATCACTCCGGGATTGGATTCAGTAACAACAGTGACGAGACAAATTCAGACCTCAACCAAGACCGAATCTATAAGTGTATTTGGACAATAGCATTATTAATAGGAATCCAAACCCCAGTATTAGCCAACACTACTGTATCTTCTCCAAACTCTACATCTACTGGGGTTGTTAATAACAATGCCACGATGATCACCCCAGGAATGTGGCCTGTTTCGAGATACAGTATGGGTATCCAATGTGTCAGTCCATCCGTTACTTTCAGTCCTTATATAACAGATGGTAGATCATGGCAAACACCTAGAAAAGATATAACTAGAACACCTATCTATGAAGAGGATACTGGTAATGTTCTTTACTACTCAGAAATACCAAGATTTGAGAAAGACTCGTTCAACTTAAATATGGGTGCAAGCCTTCAGTTCAATATCCCATTAGGCAAAGGAGTTGATCTATGCCATCAAGCCGTCAAAGTAAATATCGAAAATCAAAAGCTCTTACAACTCAAAACTAAATACGAAATAAATCTCCACCGACTTGCCCAATGCTCAGCGCAAATCAAGCTTGGGGTTCGCTTCCGAAAGGGTTCAGACAGTGCAGTTACCTGTCACGATGTTGAAGTAGTCGTACCAGCTAATCAGGTTTTGCCCCATCATCATTCGCTTTCCTCTTCCCAATAAGTTTCTTAATTAAATTTTTTACAGCAGGTTTAATAACGTTTAGAAGTAAAGGTGCAGTTGCAGCAATAACAGCTATTCCCGCCGTTGAAATTGCTACTGGAGGGGAAGGGAAGTAAGTATTTATAAAAGGAACTTTCTCCCAAATAGCACGACACTCTCCATTTACCAACTCAAAGCCTACTATCTTTTCTAAGCGGTCTTGATTAGCGAACCCACCTACGCGCAGCGGAGAGGCCGGATCAGGACAAGGTTTTGTTTCTGGAGGTGGATCAGGTGGAGGTATTTTTATCTTTGGTTTAGGTGGCTCAGGTATATCACTTTCTTTATCTGTTACCTTCGGCTCTTCTACTGAAATTTTTAAATCGTTATCCCACTCCATTGGATAGAAATGAGGTAACTCGCCTTCAGTACATGTGCTATAAACGCCATTCCTATCTACTAATAAAAGGTCAGCATTACCAGTACGTTTTAAATCTCGATGAGTGTATTGACAACCTGGGATAATAACGGGGCTATCAGGGATATGTAATACAGGTATATCAATATCTTTTATATGGATGTCGGGAATGTCCAATTAGCAATAAACAGAATTAACTTAAAAAGCTTGTTTAAAAGAATCGCCAAAAACAAAAGGCTCTTCCTCTACGCAATCAATATGAGTAATCGGCATATAATTAGGTCTAAACGAGTTAGATAAATAAAAATAAATTCCTATAATTGAAATAGAAAGAACAGAAAAAGTATTAAAGATCTTTTGCATAGTTTAATTATGGCTCAGTCGGCCAAGTGATGTTATATGGATCAGTTTGTGTTTGAGGTATGGAACGTAATTCAGCTCTATAGTTTTTCCAAGCATCGCTCATCGTTAAATCACTTGAAGCACGCCAATCGGTTTCCTTAAGTCTCTCATTTCTATCTTCACGCACCTCGGACCATTTTGCAGATGTTAATTGCGCTATCTCTTCAGTTGTAGTTGATTCAACTTTGATTGAATAGCATTTACCA